AATTTTACTCAAAGATAAATGGCTATATTACAACGGTAAGATGCCAATAGAGACTGTTATAGAAAAAGGCTGGAATCCTGATCCGTTTGATGGTCTTAAAATTCTGAAAGGTGAAATGGACTACTACTATAGTAGCGATCCAGAAATAATTTCTAGTGAAGCAAAAATTGCTTATGTAAAAGAAGTTGTTGATACGCTGAAAGAAATTATGGATCACATCAAGTGGAGACATTCTACGATCAAAAACATGATCGATTGGAAAAAATTTGAAGCTGGATTCTAATGGAAATAATTAAGTTCAAAATGAAAGATCATGCGTTTCTTCAGTTGACGGAATGCTCACCGCATGTCGTCGCTGAAATGTCACAGCATTTTACTTTCGAAGTTCCTGGTGCAAAGTTCATGCCTGCAGTCAAGAAGAGATTGTGGGACGGTAAGATTCGCATGCTGGATCGCAACACTGGGCAAATCAATGCGGGCTTGTATTGGGCAATCAAGAAGTTCGCGATGGAGCGTGGTTACGGCGTCAAAGTAGAGGAGAGTGAGTACGGCTATCCATATGATCGAAACAAGGTCAATCACATTGAGACAATGCAGTGGCTTGAAACGCTAGACGCGCCCTACAAGCCTCGCGACTATCAGTACGATGCATTTACACACGGTGTAGAGAACAAGCGTTCGATTCTGTTGTCGCCTACAGGTTCTGGTAAATCTTTTATCATCTACTTACTCATGCGGTGGTATCTACAGAATCATGACGATAAAGTGCTTGTCATCGTACCCACAACATCTTTGGTAGAGCAACTATATTCAGACTTCGAAGACTATGGCTTTGATGTCGAAAAAAATTGTCATCGAATCTATTCGGGCAAAGACAAAGAGACTGAGAAGCGAATCATTATATCAACTTGGCAATCGATTTACAAGTTACATCCAGTATGGTTTCATCAGTTTGGTGCAATCTTTGGTGATGAAGTGCATGGCTTCAAGTCTAAATCGCTATCGTCTATCATGAACAAAGCAAAGAATGCTGAGTATCGATGGGGTACGACAGGTACGCTTGACGGTACGCAAGTTCACAAACTTGTGCTTGAAGGTCTGTTCGGTCCTGTGAAACGTGTGACTACAACTCATGAGTTACAAGAAAAAGATACGCTCGCTAAACTCAACATAAATATTATACTGCTAGAGTATGCTAAAGAAATTTGTAAGTCAATGGAAGGTAAATCATATCATGACGAAATCGACTTTATTGTCTCAAACGAAAAACGAAATAAATTCATCGCAAACCTCGCTGTTGACAGAACTGGAAATACGCTTGTTCTATTCAACTTGGTGGATCGTCATGGCAAGGTGCTTCGGGATTTAATTCAAGATAGATTAAAAGAAGGGCAACGTCTATTTTATGTTAGCGGTGAAACAAAAACAAGTGACAGAGAACAAATACGAAATATTGTTGAGAACCAAAAAAACTCTATTATTCTCGCTAGTCTTGGTACTTTTTCCACTGGCATTAATATCAAAAACATTCACAACATTATATTTGCATCTCCTTCAAAGAGTCAAATACGAGTACTACAGTCTATCGGAAGAGGCTTGAGAAAGTCTGACGATGGTAGCGACACTACGCTGTACGACATAGCAGATGATTTACATGTAGGTAGCAAAAAGAACTTTACGCTTCTACACAGCGGTGAAAGAATACGAATATATAATAATGAGAAGTTTCCTTATCATATTATTAAAATTGGAATGTAATTATGCATGTACACGATTTAGCGCAATTTAAATTTAGTAGTGGTCAGGAAATTGTTTGTGAAGTTATGGAATGGCCTACTGATGGTGAAAAAGATATTATAGTGCGAAATGCTATGGCTATAGTGATGGGCGAAACTTCTGATGGTGAAAGAGTTTACGTTTTTAAACCTTGGGTACATTTTTTCGCAAAGAACGATGAATATATTGTAATTAATTCTTTCCATGTTGTGAGTCAAAATCGCCCCAATGAACATCTGATTACAGAATATATTTACGCTGTAAAAGAAATGCACAATCAAGCAATTGAACGTGACGAAGACTATAAAAACGATGAAAGAGAAAAACTTAATAAAATACGAAACGCCCTAAATTTATATACCAAGCAGAAAGTTAGTTACGATAGTGCTGAGTCGAATGTAGTACGTTTCCCTCGTAAAGACGATACTCTACATTAATATTCTCTGTTCCCTGGCGCGTGGAGTTTTATTTTAGCACGAAATTTTTGATTTGTCAATATGTTTTTGATTTTAATTTTAGCTTATAATGTAAACCGAAAGTTGACTAATGAGTGATATTATGAAAGAAGAAAAGCCACACTATGTAAACAACGCGCAGTTTTCTCAAGCTGTTGTCAACTATGTTGAGCATGCTAATCGAGAAGTTGCTGCAGGGCGTGACAAGCCTATCATACCAGATTATGTTGCTATGTGTTTTCTGCGCATCGCAGAGGGATTATCACACAAAGCAAATTTCGTGCGCTACACTTATCGCGAAGAGATGGTCATGGACGCTGTGGAGAACTGTCTCAAAGCCATCGAAAACTATAATCTTGAGACAGCGACGCGCACAGGCAAACCTAACGCATTTGCATACTTCACTCAGATTGCGTGGTACGCTTTTCTTCGTCGCATCGAAAAAGAAAAGAAGCAGCAAGATGTCAAGCTGAAGTTCATTGCAGAAGCAGGTATTGAACACTTCTTTGATACTTCTTCGCCCGAAGACTTTGATGATGCATCCGCACTTCCCTTCCTTGATGAACTGCGCGGTCGCATTGATCTTGTCAAAGAAAATGATCGTACATTCAAAGAATACTACAAGAAAGAGAAGCGTCGACGCAAAGCAAAGGTCGATTCTGATCTATCGGAATTTCTTGAAGATTGATATAGATTTGTGTATAATATACAACAAACTATAATCATAGGATTATTATGAAAGTAGCAATTTTGAATGATACGCATTGCGGCATTCGCAATTCGGCTGAGATTATGATGCAGTACCAAGAGCGCTTCTATTCTGAAGTGTTCTTTCCATATTTGCTTGAAAATGGTATCACCAAGATTCTACACCTTGGCGACTACTATGACAACCGTAAGTTCATCAACTTCAAAGCGCTAGAACACAACCGTAAAATCTTTTTAGAAAAATTGCGTAAACATAAGATTCACATGGATATCATTCCCGGTAACCATGATGTGTTCTACAAAAACACCAACGATCTAAATGCTTTGAAAGAACTGCTCGGTCACTACATGGCAGAAGTTCGCATCATTGAAAAGCCCACTGTTGTGCAGTATGACGGTATGGACATGGCGCTTGTGCCGTGGATTAATGATGAGAATGAGAAAGAAACTTACGAGTTTTTGACAAAGTGTAAAGCATCGATTATTGGTGCGCATCTAGAACTAGAAGGTTTTGAAATGCAAGCAGGCATTCCCTGTACGCACGGTATGAGTTCTGATATCTTCAAGCGATTCGACATGGTGCTGACTGGTCACTTTCATTCAAAGTCGAACATGGGTAACATTCACTACCTTGGCTCACAGATGGAGTTCTTCTGGTCAGATGCACACGAATCAAAATATTTTCATGTGCTTGATACAGACACTCGCGAACTAACTGCAGTTCACAATCCCATCACATTGTTCCAGAGACTCTACTATGATGACACCGTAGAGAAAGCAGAGTATAAGTATCGCACTGGGCAGTTACCAGACATCACTGACAAGTTTGTAAAAGTCGTGGTCGTCAACAAGTCGAACCCTAAACTGTTCGATCACTGGTTAGACCGGATTCAATCAAAGCGGATTCACGAGCTTAAAATTGCTGAAAACTTTGAAGAGTTTGTGGGCACATCAGTCGAAGATGAAAAAGTTTCTGTTGAATCTACAGAGCAACTTCTCGCTAGTTATATCGATGCAGTTGAAACACCGCTAGACAAAGCGCGTATCAAAAACATGATGCACGAATTAATGATTGAAGCACAGACAATGGATATTGTATGACATGGTATGACTCTAAGTTTCCAAAACCGGAAATGACTGAAGAAGAATTTCAATTTCTTACAGCAAGCTTTACCAAAGACGATGTAGTAATCGAATACGGCAGCGGGCATTCTACACCAAATCTAGCACCCCTAGTCGGTGAGCTTTGGACTGTTGATCATCACGAGCAATGGTATAACAAGGTAAAAGATATGTGTTCTGATTTTACTAATGTCAGACACGTTCATGTACCTTTCGACGCGCCACGCCGCCCACCAGCCGCCTGGCGGCACAATCCAGAGTCGGTGTACGGATTTCCTACGCCCTTTGAGTGCGTCAAATCTTACTCAACCTGGATACTGACTCAAGAGCAGAAGTTTGATAAAGTGTTTCTTGATGGTCGAGGAAGACAGTGGGTGGCTCAGATGATCATTAACAATCTCAAAGAAGATCACGAGTTATTCGTACATGACTACATCGACCGCAAAAGATACTTTACAGTTGAACGCTTCTATGATAAGATAGAAGTCGTTGGTTCTATGGCAAAGTTTAAGTGTAAAATATGATCGTATTTAAAAATCTGCGGTACCGTAACTTTCTAAGTACGGGCGATAACTTTACAGAAATTGCGCTGAACAAGTCTCGCTCTACGCTGATTATAGGTCAGAATGGTGCTGGCAAGTCAACTATGCTTGACGCGCTATCATTTGCGCTGTTTGGAAAAGCCCATCGCAATATCAACAAGAACCAGTTGATCAACTCTATCAACAACAAAGCTATGCTTGTCGAAGTAGAGTTTGACATTGGTCCTGCTTCGTATAAGATTGTGCGTGGTGTGAAGCCCAACAAGTTTGAGATTTGGAAAGATGGTAATCTGATCAATCAGGATAGTCACAATAAAGAATATCAGAAGGTTTTAGAGCAGAACATTTTAAAACTAAATCATAAATCGTTTCACCAGATTGTGGTGCTGGGTAGCAGCAGTTTCATTCCGTTCATGCAGTTACCTGCACAGCATCGCCGTGAGGTGATCGAAGACTTGCTAGACATCAATGTATTCTCTAAGATGAATCAGATTCTCAAAGAGAAGGCGTCGGTGCTCAAGGAGAATCTAAAGCAAAATGAACACTCAATCGAACTTGTCGAAACAAGACTCCTATCACAATCTAAGTATCTCCGTGACATACAGGCGATCAATACGGCGCAGCGAGAAGAAAAGAGATCCGAAATTACCGCCGCTCAAAAGGAGTGCGCGGCGCTCAGTGCTGAAGTTGAAATCTTGGAACGACAAATACACTTACTTCTTCCGAGTGCCGAGTCTGCACTCAATTCAGCGCGAAGACAAATCGAAAAAATTAAGGAATATGAAACATCTTTTAAAACAAAAGCAAAGTCTATTGCGAAAGAGGTCAAGTTTTTTGCGGAGAATACGGATTGCCCTACCTGTGGGCAGCATATCGAGGATTCGCTTCGTAAAGGAAAAACTGATCTGGGCACCGAGAAAGCAAAAGAACTTAACGAAGCCATCGCCAAAGCAAGTGATGCGAAACGCGCTCTGGAAGACTCGGAGTCCGAAGCGCTCTCTGAGCTCCAGCAAGTATCTGATTGGCAAAATCAGGTATTGGTAAATAATCAAGTCATTTCTAGATTGCAGAGCAGCGTGACAAAACTGCAGAAAGAAATCGAAGAAATGAACAACATTGGCAGTGATCTTGAAGAAGCACAGCGTCAGTTAGAGCAACTGCAAGATGAAAAGAATAATCTTTTCGAAGCAAAACATGATCAAAACGAGCAGTTTTCTTATCATATGATTTGCTCTGAGCTGCTAAAAGATACTGGTATCAAGACGAAGATTATCAAGCAGTATCTGCCTGTGATCAATAATCTTGTGAACAAGTACCTACAAGTGCTAGACTTCTATGTGTCGTTTCATCTGGACGATACTTTCAAAGAGTCTATTCGCTCGCGCTATCGTGATGAGTTTTCATACGATTCATTCAGCGAGGGCGAGAAGCAGCGTATAGACCTTGCGCTACTGTTTACATGGCGCATGGTAGCGAAGATGAAGAATAGCATTGCAACCAATCTGCTGATTCTTGACGAAACTTTTGATAGCAGTCTAGACGCTGATGGTGTGGACAACTTAACCAAGATTCTTGAAACTCTAGACGACGATACTCGCGTCTTTATCATTTCGCACAAAGGAGACTTGCTTGACGGTAAATTTGATGATAAAATAGAATTTGTGAAACACAAAAACTTTAGCAAAATCGCTTGATTTTGTGTGTACTTCGTGATACCTTATCCACACTTTATGTAACTTGAAGGGTACATTATTATGGAACTATCTGAAAAATCATTGACCGTT